ACTACCCATTGTATCTCCGCCCTGATAACCTTGCCCCATAGCTTGAGCTTGTCCTGGACTCATTCCTAATGCCATACTAAACTCCTCTACCTTTGTCCGTTTTGTTTTTGCATTGCGATATTAGCCCTCATAATTGCTATATCTTCTGTCGTATCATTTCTTTCCCTAGCTATCTCTGCATTCTCTTGTTGTTTTTGTGCATCTAATGATAACTTCTGTTGATCGTATTGTGTATCAGCTTGCACTTGTTGGCCTTTTAAAGCAACCTCTTGGCGTTTTATTTCAACTAAAGGATCAGTTTCTTCTGGAACAGGGTTTTGTTGTTGGTACTCTGCAATTACTTGTGCCTGTATTTGTGCAATCATTTTATCATGCTCTTCAGGTAGTTGTTGTTGCGATTGTGGGTTTTGTGCCATTTGTTGATCGTGTATAACTTGTGCCTTCATACCTAAATGCTCGTAGATATGTTTTTCTAACGTCATTAAAACTGGGGGTTGCATTTGTGCAACTCTACTATTCATATACGCAGAATGCACTGCAATATGGCTATCGTGGTCTTGTTCAGGGTATGCTTGCAATTTAGTTTGACCCCCTGCCGCTGCACTTGACATTTGGTTCTCAGTCGCAGGGTCAGTGGGCTTTGGTAACTCTTCTGGTTTTAATAATTGTTCGATATTATGGACACCTAAAGCTTCGTACATTCTGCGGTAAGCTTCGTAAGTATTATGGAGCTCTGGTGCTGCTTGTGCTAATTTTAATTGCTCTTGTGCTAAAACAACCCTTTGCGACATACTAAAAATATTAGGATCACTAACAGGCAGTACATCTACACGGTTATCAAAGTCTTGAATTTTTATCTGGGCATCAGCACCAACTTCATATGGGTAAGGAACAGGATCTTCTGCAAATAGCCTAGCAAGCATTTTTAATTCTTGTTTCATACTTGCGTGTAGACGTTTATGCACCGCACTAATTATTCTTGCCCCACGTTCTAATAACGCGATTGTTGTGCCAACTGGCATTTCTTGGTTGCCATCAGCCACACCTATATCAGTATTGCCAATAAACTTCTGGGCAGATTCTATAACAAAACCCATTAATTGAAATAACGTATTAGAAGGTTCTTTATACGGTAAAGGCATTAAAGATGCTTTTAGATCTCCTCCTGGAACATCTACATCTCTAAACTCTCCTGGTTGTATAGGATTTTGATCATCAGCAATACGCATACCTCTAGCTTTAAAACCTGCTGGCATATTGCTGAGAGTGCCTGAATCTATTAACTGGCGTAAGTTAGCTGTAGCTGTGCGAGATAAATTGCCCAATAAATGTATTAAACCAAACCCATAAAACCCTAATCCTGGAGTAAATTTGTATTGTACAAAATGTGGGATCTTAGATTTTAATACATCATCAGGAGAATAATTTCTACGAACACTTAATACTTCACCGCTATCTACAGCAACAGTTACAATGTATGGCAGCTTAATACCTGTCTCATTATTTTCTGCATCTACATCAGTGTACTCAGGAATGTCCAAGTAACAATGGCACTCATATAAAGTTATCTCACTATCTTCAGAACTACCTGTAGGAGATCTTCCTTCTAATTTATTATAAGTTTCTTGAACTTCATCAGGACTATTTTCAGATTCTTCAGAAATTTCTATATCACGGTAAAAACCCATAACCTGTTGCTTGCGAAGTTCATTAGAAGACATACGCAATACATGGGTAATACGCTCTGCTGATTTTAAATCTGTAGCTGTGTAAGGAGCAATAACATCTTCAGCAGGAATAAATTTGCTAACAGGACGACCCAATGTATCATCGCGGTAAACTTTTTTAAACGAACTACCTGCTAACCCTAAGTAGTATAACATCTGGTCGAACTCTGGCTCGTACTCCTCCATCTGGTACATTATTTGATAATTCATATAATCTTGTACGCGTGAAGCTTGTTGCTCTATTTCTAAACTAGGTGTGCCTACTATAGTAGCCCTAACAGGACCACTAGAAGGTAACATCTCTTTATACGCCTGTGCTTGGAATTGTGTTACAGCTTCATTTAATATTGGGTGGATAACACCAGTTGCACCATTAAAAGGTTCTGTACGAGATTCATACTTCAAACCAAGTAAATCTAACCCTTTAATATAAGTATCTGCCCAATCTTCACGGCTAGATTTATCATCTTCAACACTACCTACAATGTAAGAAGAGATATCTTCTAAAGAAGACTGCTCCATAAAATCTGCTAAATTGTCGAAAAAGTTCTCAGGCTCCTCACCCATAGGGGCATCTTCACCGAAAGTTACTTCAACACTTTCATCATCAGTTTCTTCTACTATAACATTTAAAAAATCATCTTCTTGTTGCAGTAAATTATCTTCTTCAAAACTTAATCCACTAGCAGGGTTTAATAAAGAACGATCAACATTGCTCGGACGGTCATTTATAGCCATTAGTAATATATCCTTTGTACAGGGGCAGATTCAACATCTTCATAATCTTCAGGGTGTTGAATGAATCCACCTTCTCTAAATCTCCTTAACGCTTGAGTCACCGTATCTACGTAATCGTCATGTTCCCCTGCTGGAAACGCGGCACACTCTTCAATAACTTCTTCAGCCCATCGGGTATCTGGTGACCACACCATACCACTTTCGAAGATAGGAGCAATCGAATTTACTCTTGTGAATTTATCGTTCCCCCTACTAGGGCTATAATTTACCACAGGAATGCCCATTGTCCTTAATTCTTGGGTTAAAGGCATACCAGAAGCTTTTGCTTCAATTATCACACATTCAGGATCCCAATACTTATATTCTTCTAATGCCCTGCGTCTAAGGTCGGGGAAGTCCCACCTACCACGTTTTGCATCCATTAAAATAACATTAGCCGTTTTACCTTCATCAGGGTAAAAAACCCCCCATGTAGTTATAGCACTAAAATCAGCATTAGTCTGTTTGCTAAATGCCGTATCATAAGATTGCATAATATATTCTATAGGGGGTAAATCATCTTTTTCCCAAACCTGCCACCAATCGCGTTTTATAATAGCACTTTGCTCGCTCGTAGGGTTTTGTTGCCATTGGGCTTCCCATTTGCCCACAGATAAACTACCTTTAACAGCTAATAAATCATCTTTAGACCAATACTCAGGCCATAAAGGATTATTTGTTTCTGGCATTAAAGCAGGGAATTCTACTACTTCCCACTTATCGGCAAGTATATCGCGCCCCTGTTGCCGCAAAAGTTTACCTGTTAAATCGTTCTCTGCCCAACGCGTCATAATAATAACGATACTACCTCCTGGTTGCAACCGCTGCCGTGGACCAGAAGTATACCACTCATAAGCGTGTTCTAAAGCAGTAGGACTTAATGCATCTTGTTCACTATGCGGATCGTCAATTATTAATAAATCTGCACCACGACCCGTCACCGCTCCGCCAACACCTGCCGCAAAATACTCACCACCTTTATCCGTCTCCCAACGGCCTGCCGCTTGGCTGTCAGCACGTAATTGGACATCTTGGAAAACTTTTGTGTAATCTCGCGAATTCATCAAGTTTCTTACCTTACGTCCAAACCTAAAAGCTAACTCAGCAGTATGCGTAGTCTGCATTATCTTTAAACGTGGGTTTCTGCCCATCAACCAACTAGGCAATAAATAACTGCCAAACTCACTCTTAGTATGTCTCGGGGGCATATTAACAATTAATCGCTTTAACTCGCCCTTCGCCAATCGGTTAAACTTCTCCGCCATAATTCCATGGTGGCGTCCATTAATAAACTCAGGCCAAACCGTCTTAGTATACGTCATGAAATCTTCTTTAGCCTTCGCACTCTGCACAAGCGTAGAAGCTCTATCTAATAAAGTAGCATACTTTTTTAATTGGTCTTCAGGTACTAACTCTACATCCATTAAAAGTAACCCACCATCAAAATCGATATATTCTCTATACATCGAAAAATTTCACAGGGCAATGAACCTATTATCAATACACACAATAAGGGGGTAAGTGTGTCAAAGTCGGTTTTTTGGTAATATTTATTTGGTACTCGATAAACTGTGTCAAACTTGGTT